CAGGCCGGCGAAGGACGTCCGCGCCCACTGGGTCCCGTCGAACGTGTAGGTCGCGGTGGCGCAGGAAGTCGCCAGTACGTCCGAGGACTGCCCGTTGATCAGCGCGCCGTTCGTGGGTAGCACGGTAATCGGGTACGCCGCGGCGACGCAGTCGCCGTCCGATATCGTCACGTTCCAGCTGGCACTCGGCGTGTTGTAGAGCGACACCGCCGTAGCCGCCGGGATGGACTTGCGGATCTCGACCAGGCCGCTGGAATCGCTCGACGTGACCGTAACCGCGCCTGGAGCGGCTACCACGCGAACGGGCAGGACGTTCGGGATATCCTGCTGATGCCAGATATCCCACTCCGAGGCGTTGTACGTCTTCGAGCAGTTCGGCGTGGCCTTGCACTGCCGCGCCGTAGGGGGCGAGACCGACGTGTCGAGCCAGACGAACCCGTACTGTGCGCCGACGCCGGAGGTGTTCACTGGCGGGTTCGGTCCGGGAAGATTATTCAGCAGACCGTTAAGCTCGGCGGACTTCAGACAGCTGTTGAGCCCGAACGGGTATCCGGTGTCGACGCACTGCGCCTGCACGCCGAACGCCGACGCCACCAGCGCTACTGCCGCGAGAAGGAGGGCGCGCATTAGACGATCTGTCCGCCGGTCGTCGTCGTGCCGGCAGACAGGCCGGTAGGCCAGTTAGTCGGAGCCCCGTTGGTGGATATTACGGCATTACCGGTCGCGGTGTACTGTATCCCGGCGCCCGCCGCTCCGACCCAAGTTACACTTCCGAGGTTCATCGAACCCTGATTAAAGCACGGAGCAAAATTGGTGAAGCTGGGCGTACCAACTAGCGTTATGGTCGCCCCCTTCAGGTCGATAACCCCTCCGCTGCCGCCGCTATTTATGAAGCTGACGGAGTTCGCGACGATACTCGATGCCCCGCCGGGAACCGCGAAACCGACAACTCCCGATTCGGAGCCGATGCCGGAAACGGCGCAGACCCCAAACCGCATAAAATTAATCAGCAGCTGGCCTCCAGAAGTGGCCAGGACGCCGAAACCCTGCGCGGTTCCCGTACCAGTTGCCGCGACCTCAAAACCCTGCACGGTCAACTGTCCGCCCGAGCCGGCGATCACCGCGCTCGTGTTCGTCGCGGTGATTTTGCAGTTCGACGGGGTTGTGATATCTCCGGTGAAAACGATTGCGCTTGGTGGCGCACCGGCGACTGAACCACTAGCCTGAAATGGCTGGTAGGTGCCGGGGCCGACGTGAACCGTGATCGTCCACGGTCCGGGGTCTAGCGAGTTCTGAATGAAGTCCCATGCGTGCTGAAGCGTTGCCCACGGCAACAGCTGGGTTCCCGGGTTCCCGTTGTCGCCCCCGATCGCCACGTAGTAGTCGGTATTAGCGGTCAGTCGTCGTCGACCAATGTAGGTCTGGAGCGCCAGCTCGAACTGGGTCACGAGCGCGGCGACGTTGCCGTCGTCCGGCACGTTCGTACCGAGTACGTTGGCGATAAAGGTCGCGATCGTCGTGATTCCCATCGAAGCCTGGCGCCAAACCTTGTTGAGCTTCGCGGAGACCGCGGTGCCAGCGACAAAGCCCGTCGCGGTCGTCGCGTCGGCCTGGTACGCAGCCTGGCTCTCGACGTTGGCCCCGCCACCGGTCGCGAACGGAAGATAATCAGTTGAGCCGGCCATGGTTATCCTTTCATCAACTTACTATGCCCCAGGCGCCGTCGTCGAAGCCACCCAGGACATCATTGTCAGCATCGAACGAGAAGAGTCTTTCCCCCGCGACCGACCCCAGTATTCGGTTGACCCTGACGCCCGCGGGCTTCAGGTCGAGTGCGCCCGTGGAGAACAGCGCGGTTATTACCGGGTCTGTCAGGCCGGTCCCGAGGAGGATCTGGTCCATCGTCATGTCGCCGTTGTCCTGGAGCAGGAAGATCAGCCCGGAGGATAGCGGAAAGAGGGTCTGCCATATCGCATAGGCACCCGGGATAGTCCCGTCCCAGTTATTGGCGGCGATCGTCGCGCGCAGCAGCGTGCGGTACGGCTCGTCGGGCAGACGGATGAGCCCGCTGATGGGGTTGAACGTCTCGTACCAGATGCCCTGGTCCAGGCCGACGCCGTCCGTGTCGAACGCGAAGTAGATCCCGGTCAGCGGCGTCGTCAGGAACCGCGTGCGCCCGACCCACCGGCCCACCTTGTCGAGCTGGTCCCCGACCGCGAAGTCGAGGTCGAACAGACCAGGGATGGTGTCGAGCAGCGCGGCGATATCCGCAAACGGCTGTACGAACGCCGCGACGACCGCCATGAAGAGCGGCTTGTCGTTGTACTCGCTCGTGATCCGGTCGAGGTAGTGGGTGATGTCAGTGGTCATATCACTGTCAGCAGTACGTCGGTCGGGTCGCAGCTCGCGGCCTGGTTGAACAGCGGAATGAGGTCGGCGGACAGCGACGCGACGAACCACGACCCCTGGTCGAACCCGTAGTTGGCCTTGTCGAACGAGAACGGGACGAAGTTCATCGTTATGCTGATCACGTCGTACGTGTTGTTGATCGGGATGCCGTACAGGTTCGCTGCGGTGTATATCTTGCTGATGAAGACCGGCGTGCCGATCCCGAAGGCGTTGATCTCGTCCGACACCGCCTTCCTTATCGCGTCTCCCGTCGTCGAGACGTAGCCCGTGAGCGCGCGCAGCGTGATGCTGACCACGACCCCGACCATCGTTAGGGGGAAGTAGCTCAGGTGGTTCGGGACCCCGAGCGTGTCGACGATTATGCCAGACACGTCTCCGTAGGTGCCGGTTCCCGGAGCCTTCTTCAGCGATATCTCGGTGAGGATTTCCGTTATGTCGCCGCCCTCGACCACCGCCGCGATCGAGTGACCCGGAATACCGTTCGCGTCCGTCACCCCCGTGTCGTTCTCGTAGACCTTGACTCGGTTCACGCCGGAGAGGTTGGACAGAGCTGCCGATATCGCGACGCGCGGCGTAATCGCGGGCAGCGAGGTCGAGAGGGTCTGCCGGCGACGCAGCGCGGCGTCCGTCTCTATGGGAAGCCCGGGGACCGCGTCGTTGAAGTTGATGGCAGACTGCCACCCGGGGACCGGTGTCTCGATCTGGCCCCTGCCGTTCGCCGTGTCGATGTTCTCGGCCGGAGACTGGACGAAGCCGATGGTCTCGCAGGTCGCGGTAACGCTGATCTGGCCGGAGGGCGGTATAACCACTATGGACGGCAGGTCCCAGCGCGAGCCGATCTCGTCGGAAACAATCCCGCCGACGATCGTCGTGCCGGCCGTACCGGTAAGGGTCAGGATGAGCGTGCTGGCCGTCGGCGTCTTGCGGGCGATACCGTTGATCTTGACCACGGACGACAGACCAGCTCCCTGAGCGGTCGCCGGACTAAAGTCGTTATACGTCTTGACGACGGCCTGATTGGCATCCGTTATCGCCTCGGCCACGGCGGCCACTAGCTGGCTGTCCTGCGTGTCCGCCCCGAGGTACAGGTCCCACCCGTAGATGGCGCGCAGCGTCGCCTGGAGCGACGAGAGCACGTCCGCGAACGACGGGGCGCTGACGCCCGTGGCGTCTATCGTCGCAGCGAGGGTGGGCAGCGGAAAGGTCGTCATCCCAGGGGCGTGCCCGAGTCCAGCGGCGTCACATCGAGGGTGAACGTGCCGATCGTAGTCCCGGCGCCGAGCACGAACCCGACATCGCGGGAGAAGATCGTCTGGACCGTCGCCTTCACGTTGAACTGCCTCCCGACTAGCTGGCTCGAATAGCTAATGAACTGAACGACGCCCGGGGTCGTGAGAACCCGTATGCGAATCGCGAGGTCGCGCGTCTGCTGCGTACCCTCGCGGCTCGCGAAGATCCCGCCGGGGTCGCTGTCTCTGATGTGCCCACCACTGATGACCTTACCCTGCGCGACGACTAGCGGCGCCAGCGGGAAGCCACCCCAGGGCATACCCTCCGAGCGGTCAAGCCACCACTCCCCGGTGAACAGCAGCAGTCGCGTCTTGAGGATCTGCGCTACCGCGTTCGCGTCGTCCTTCCAGAAATCCTGGAAGTTGCACCCGAACGAGTAGTCGCCGTTCTGGTCTAGC